GAGCCACCGGCAATTCGAGGTTTAGCCCCCCTCGGGGTGTGTAGTTTTCTGTGGAAACAAAACTTAAACGCAATATTTCGAAGATTTCGGAAATCGAAGAATGACCAATTCCTGCTTCCTTAACTTTCTGTTGAATGGCTAACATTGGACCGCTGGCAATTGTACTGAGAATCGGCCACTCAATACAACGCACTCCATCTCCGCGGATGGGCTTATGGATATTATCCATTTCTCGAATGCTACGGGCTTAATATGGGACACCACTCCCCCCGGCAATGTTATTTTATACGGAAAAGTCAGCATCCAACTTTGAGGGACCCCGCCAGGGGCTTACCTTAAAGGCTTATTATTACGGATGTGCTTAGCTGCTGAGCAGATCTGCCCTATTCCCATAGGGTTTAGCCGGCCAGCTTCCATTCAGGTCAGTTAAGTTACAAGATTTCTCTAAGCATGGCGGTTGAAGGACAGAATGTTTCCATAATATCAATCAATCTTTCAGAATCAGCAACGGGAGTTGCAGTTCCTGCCAAGTTATAATCATCTTCTAGTTTCATTACGTATTTGTTATGATAATCAACCCAGTGAGCAGGGTAATCAAGCTCAAAATTGAAATCCTGTAATTTCTTACATTTATCAAAATATTGCTCAATTATCTGTTGTTGCTCAATGGATATATTCCACATTGTCTCTACCAGACAACGCGAATTGTTACCTATTGTTCTTTGTAATTGTTCAGTTTTTGTTATTTTGTTCCATTTTTCCCTTTCCCAGAATCCTTGTTCATCGGTAACCTTACGTTCAAGCTCTTCATTCTCATCAGTCAAACGTAGAATATAATTCGCGAATGATTGAAGGATAGGTGAACCTGCGTATTGGTACAACACGCTCCAAGCCTTACAGCGTAGGAGTGCCAATTGCACTTCGGGTTTTCTATGAATATAGTTTCTGCCTCCCCATCCCGTGTTTGCTAAGACTTTCAAAGGATCTGTCATAACTACTTTATCTTCAGGATCGAAAATATTCCCGCAGAATGACGCAAGATGGGCTGGTTGCGATTCCAATTTAATGTTGTTTCCCCACTCTCTGAAAAGCTCAGTAGTAGGTGCGGCTTCGGGCGGGTGCACCTGAAATAGGCCGTCATCTCCTTCAACGAATCCAGTCGCGATTGCATCATGACTCATTTCATTTGTTAAGAAGTGGAACATTATTAAATTGTAAAAACCGTTACCAAGAGAAGTATTCATCTCACCGGACATCCGCCCCCCAAGAATTTCAACAACAAACCATTTTGTGACCATAGTATTTGTTTTGAGCAGGGTGGCTTCTAGGAGTGCCATAAACTGGCCTCCAGTGGGAAGATTACTTGT